CAGTCCCTGCATTAACTTTAGCTACAGATTTAACTGTTGCTGATCACGCAGGAAGACTTGTAACTATGGATCCTGCAACTACACCAACTGCAATCACCATCCCTGCAATTAATGCAACGGCTGATTCTGGAGTAGCAGGTCCAGGAAGTGATCCAAATAACCCAAGCACAATTGGTACAACTTTTGAAATTCTTTTTACAGACGATTTCACAGGTACAATCAAAACAGCTGATACTAACGACACATTTGTTGGTATTATCACATCTGGTATTGATGCTTCAGTTGCTGGAAAACAATGGGTTCCGGCAGCAGCTAACAATGAAGTTAATCTAAATGGTGAAGCTGGTGCAGCTGTTGCTACAACAGGTGGTTTAAAAGGTTCTTACATTAAGTTTACTGCAGTTGCAGCAAACCTTTACTTTGTAGAGGGAATGCTTAATGCTACTGGATCTTTAGCAACACCTTTTGATACACAGTAATAAATAATTATTATGGGCCTTCGGGCCCATAGTAAAAATAAATAAGGAGAAAAATTTATGACAATACAATCACCTAACATAACTTCAACTTATGTTGACACCGAAGGAACTACAGTCCAAGTGGGAAGAACAAGAGTGTATGGAGTTTATCTTGATAGTTTAGGAGTAGCTGGAGATTTTGTAATTCGTGATGGAAGCAGTAGTGGAACAATAAAGTTTAAAATTAAAACACCTGCTGTGGCGGAATCTATTACAATTAATTTTCCTCAACCTATTCTATGTAAAGAAAAATTATATACAGCGTTTACCACTGAACAAGTTTTATGTGCTACAGTTTTTCATAGTGGCGGTAACAGTAATTAGGAGGACTAAGTGGCTTTTTCTGGCACAAGTACATTCGAGAAAACTTTCTCGATCGATGATGTTATTACTGAAGCTTTTGAAAGATTAGGTTTTTTTGATTATTCAGGTAATGATTTAAGATCGGCAAGAAGATCTTTAAATATTCTATTTCAAGAATGGCAGAATAGAGGTGTTCATTTTTGGGAAGTAGATAGTCATGCTTTTAGTTTAGTTAGTGATCAAAATACATATACTATTTATAGAGCCCCTTCTGATGGAGACGCAGATGGAGTTACTTCAAGTTTAACTGCAGCTATTAATTCTACAGCTTTAACTATCCCTGTAGAAACTGTAGCCCAGATGCCTGCTTCAGGTAAAATTAGAATTAATTCAGAGGTTATAAAATATTCTTCTATTTCAAATTTAAATTTAATTGTTTCTTCAACAGCAGATAGAGGAGTTGATGGTACAACAGCCGCAAGTCATTCTCAAAATGATACTGTAACTAATTTTGTAGATATGGCATCTGATGTTTTAGAAGCTAGTTACAGAAATACTTCAAATGTAGATACACCTTTATCTAAAATTAATAGATCACAATATTCAGCTTTTTCAAATAAAACTTCTACTGGACAACCTTCTCAATATTGGGTCCAAAGATTTATAGATAGAGTTACAGTTACTTTATACCTAACTCCTGGTTCTTCTCAAGCAGGGGATTATATGCACTTTTATTATTTAAAAAGAATTCAAGATGCAGGGGCCTATACTAATGAGGCTGATGTAGTTAATAGATTTGTACCGTGTATGTGTGCAGGTCTAGCTTATTACATGGCTCAGAAAAAAGCTCCTCAAAGAGTTCAAGAAATGAAATTACTATATGAAGATGAATTAGCGAGAGCGTTACAAGAAGATGGATCACCAGCGAGTGTTTATATTTCTCCTAAAACTTATTATCCGGAGATATAATGGATTACAGAGACTATTTAAGAGCAGCTAAAGAATTAGGTATAAGACCAATACGTATAGATGAATTTGATTCTTTAGCAGGGGTTTTAGATATGAATGCTATATTAAAATTAACACAACAAATACAAGAACCCAACAAACCTTTAGGTAAAGAATAATGGCAAAGTTTTCAAAAGGAAAATATGCGTTAGCAATTTCAGATCGAAGTGGATTAGCTTTTCCATGGAGAGAAATGGTTACAGAATGGAATGGTGCATTTGTTCACACATCAGAATATGAACGAAAGCAACCACAGTTAGAACCAAAACCATTTGTTGCAGATCCTCAAGGATTAGAAAAAGCTAGACCTGCAAGAACAGAATTTCCAACAGAAGATTTTTTACCAAAGAATCCTTTTACAACTGCAGCAGCAGATGCAACAGTTTCTGTTGCATTTGAAAATGGAGATATGAGTGTAAATGATATTGTAAGATTTAGAGATGTTAAATCTCCGGTGGGTGGAGTAGACCCTGATACTTTGCAAGTATCAGGAATGGTTTTACAAGGAGATATTACAAGCACAGCTACTACTATTACTTTAGACTATACTTCTGATATGCCTACCAGTGGATATATTGTTATTGAAAAAATAAATAGTACTACGGGACAATATGAAAATGAAGTTGTTAAATATTCAGGGATTTCAGGAATTAATTTAACAGGATGTACAAGAGGAACGAGCGCTCCATATAGAGGAGTTTCTCCTAAAACAACAACAGCTACTTCTCATAAGTCGGGAGCTAAAGTATTTGGAGCATTTAAAATAACAGCTCTTAATACTAGAACACAAAACAACCCTGGTATGCCTGCAACGACAACAATACAGACAGGTTTTAATTTTGAATTAGCTAGCGTTGCACCAGCAAGCGCTAAAGGAGGCGGTTTTCAATGTACAATTGGACCGATAAATGATAGAGGTTAATTATGACATACGCAGAATTAGTTGATAAAATTAGAAATTATACAGAAGTAACTTCCACTGTTTTAACAGATGCCATTGTAAATGGTTTTATAGAGGATGCAGAATTTAGAATTTTTAGAGATGTGGACACAGATGCTGGTCGAAGATATAAAACAGCCCAGCTCATAGCAGGAACTCGTTTTATAGATGAACCTACAGATGCTTTAGTAGTAAGATCTTTACAAGTGGTGGATTCTGATGGTGTAGGAGTAGCCGATAATAGAGATTTTTTACAGTACAGGGACACTAGTTTTATGTCTGAATTTAACCCTACCAATGCTCAAGGGGTTCCTAAATACTATAGCTTATGGGACGATAATACCATAGTTGTGGCTCCCACTCCAGATGCCACTTATACGCTTCAATTAAATTATATCTTGAAACCTCCGGGTTTATCTAGTACAAATACTACAACATATTTAAGTTTGAACTTTCCCAACGGACTTTTATATGCGTGCCTTATAGAAGCATTTTCTTTTCTAAAGGGGCCAAATGATCTCTTGCAATTATACGAAGGAAGGTATAAACAAGCGGTAGAAGGCTTCTCTATAGAACAAATGGGAAGACGAAGACGAGACGAATATCAAAGTGGTGTTCCTCGTATAGGAAAATAAGGAGAAACATAATGGCTATAACACAAGCAATCGCAAACAACTTTAAAAAGTTATTGTTAGAAGGAGACTTCAACGGTAAAGCTTCTGGCGGTGATAAATTTAAGTTAGCTCTTTATACTTCTTCCGCTACTCTAAACTCAGCTACAACTTCTTACACAACAGGAAATGAAGTTGGTGCTTCTGGTCAATATTCAGCAGGTGGTGGAGCTCTTGTTAACTCAGGGACTTCTATAACTGCAGGTGTTGCTAGAGTTGATTTTGCAGACCTTTCTTTTACAGGTGTTACAATAACAGCTAGAGGAGCATTAATTTATAATACATCATCGACTACTACAAACTCAGCGGTATGTATTTTAGATTTTGGAGGAGACAAGACAGCTACTTCTGGTACATTCACAGTTCAATTTCCAGCAGCAACTTCAACAGCAGCGATACTAAGAATATCGGGCTAGTAGGGAGGTAACTTCCTATGGCATCGGGAACTTGGAATACTGGCTTTTGGGGACAGAATCAGTGGGGCGATAATGCAAACTCTACAGTTATTCCTACAGGATTAGCACTTACAGCAACTCAAGGAGAGGAAACTTCAGCTGGTGAAATAAACAGTGGTTGGGGTAGACTAACTTGGGGTATCAACGCGTGGGGTGAATTTGGAACTGCTTTACCTACGGGTATAGCAATGAGCGTAGCTTTAGGAACTGAAGTTGCTTTCACTGACGTCAACGCAACAAACTCTACAAACAACAATCAAACATTAAGTTTAGCATTAGGCACTGAAATAGCAACTGGTACAACAGATGCTCCATTAACAGGTATAGCAATGACGGCTGCTCAAGGAACAGCAGACGCTGGACCTGACGCAATGTTGACTGGTAATGCAGCCACAATGGCTCTTGGTAGTGTATCAGCTTTCAACCAAACAGGTTGGGGCAGACAACATTGGGGTGATAACTCATGGGGTGTAGAAGGAACTTGGGTATACGTTGGTGTAACAGGTCAAGCTTTAACAGGTGCTTTAGGAACTGAAACAGTTAGTGGTGGTGCTACCGTAACTGCAAATACTTTAAACGTAGCACAAGTTACTTTAGGTGCGGTGGACCCTGCACCTGATGCAATGATCCAAGGTAACTTCATGATTGCCGCTTTAGGTACTTTAGGTCAAGGAAGTGCTAAAACTGTAACAGGATTTGGTTTACCAATGACTTTAGCTTCTGTTACAGTAGATTTAAATACACCAGTTAATGTAACTGGATTTGCATTAAATAATCAATTAGCTGGTGTCACAGCCTTTACAGATATTAACGTTATTCCTACTGGTTTTGGGTTGACTATGGCAGTAGGATCTGGTAGTGCTTTGATCTGGAATGAAGTAGATACCGGTTCAGCACCTTTAGAGCCTCCAGGATGGCAAATAGTAGCTGCATAAATAGGTTTGACACAAACCTTATTTAATATTAATATGAACATTATAAGGAATTAAAAATGGCTAACTCAACATCAGCAAGTTTAAAACTTACAGTCCAAGCAACTGGTGAAAATTCAGGAACTTGGGGACAAATTACAAATACAAACTTATTAATATTAGAACAAGCTATTGGTGGATACGATGCTTTTAACGTAACTAACGCCAGCAGAGCATTAACTTTTACTAATGGTGCAGTTTCTAATGGAAAAAATGAAGTAATAAAATTAACAGGTACATTAGCTGCAAACGTTAATGTTACTATTCCAGATTCTGTAGAAAAAACATATACAGTTCAAGATGCGTGTGATCACGCTGGTTATACACTAACTTTTAAAACTACATCTGGAACAGGAATTCTTTTATGTGAAGGTCATACTTATCAATTATGGTCTGACGGAACTAATGTTTATAAAGGTTCTGAAGAAAAAGTATGGAGAGCAGTATCTGCAGCAGAAACAGTTCAAGCAGGTGCTCAACTTTTAGTCAATACAAATGGTGGAGGAGTTACAATTACACTTCCAGCGTCTCCATCTTTAGGAGACATGGTTACATTTGTTGACCAAGGTTATGATTTTGATTCAAATGCTTTAGTGGTTGGTAGAAATAGTTCTAACATCGCTAACGCAGGATCTGATTTAACAGTTAATACACAAGGCGCAGCTTTCTCATTAGTTTATTCTGGTGATGCTACTACTGGCTGGACTTATACAGAGAAATAGGAGATAATAGATTATGTCAAATTACGAAGCTACAAAATACGATTTTTCTGGTGCAAACCTTACAGGTATCGAAGGAATTCCTACAGCGACTATTGTGCCGTGGTCTTCTTCTTCAGTGCCATCAGGTTTCTTAGAATGTAATGGTCAAGCTGTTTCAAGATCAACTTACTCAGCTTTATTTGCAATAGTCTCTACTACTTATGGAACTGGTGATGGTGCATCAACTTTTAATGTACCTGATTTACAGAATAATGTTGCAGTTGGTAAATCTAACAACAAAGCTTTAGCCTCAACTGGTGGAGCAGACACAGTTCAATCTACTGGAAACGTAGCAGGATCTACAGCTAATCATACTTTAACAGAAGCTGAATTAGCTTCTCACTCTCACTCATTTGGAGCTCTTAATAATCAAGGATCTCCAGCTCCAAGACCGTATGGAATTTCTGCCCCTGTAAGTTTAGGTGGTAGTGGTACAACAAGAAATAACGCACCAACTGTAAACATGAATAATGCAGGAAGTGATCAAGGTCATAGTCACAATATGAGTGCAAACTTTGTAGGTGATGCTACTTCAGTATTACAACCGTATTTAACTATAATGTACGTAATTAAAACTTAAGGAGAAAACAAATGGCAACAAACGCAACTTGGACAGTAATATTTGGAGATAAAAAAATTATGAAAAGAACTGGTAGTGATACTGGTCCTTATTATATAAATGATGATTCTTTTTGGTCACAATCTAAATTTTCTAATATCCATGCTATTCAATATGGAACGTCTAATTCATCTGATGAAGTAGAATATAAAGATGGAAGTGCAAACAGTGCGTATAATGAAAGTGCTTTAGGACCTATTCAAGATTTTATAGATAAATGGGATGCGGCTCACTTAGAAGCAATACAATCTAGTTGGGACGAGAATAATGTTGATGGTGAAACTGAAGCTGAAAAAATTTCTAGATTAGGTGCAAGACCTACGTCTTATTCATCTTAATCCTTCAAATTAAAAGAATAACAAACTCTAGTTTCTTTTCTTTCTTCAGGTAAAACGTAGTGTAATAAATCTTGAGGAAAAATTAAATAATCAAAAAGTTTAGGTTTTATTTCAAAAATATCATGATCTCTAGCAAAATTAATATTGTTGTTGTTGCTAGATAGATACAAAACTCCAGCCATTTTTACATCTTTTCCTACATGATAATGAGGTTTGTTGTAAGATTTATTTTTTAAAACATTTAACCATCCATACATTAACTTTAAATGATAAACACTAGATACATAGTTATCTATAATCTTATTTAATTCTTTTTTACCATTAAAATTACCATGATGTTGAAATCCATCTACACAAGAAAGAGTATTTTGTTCTTTATAATTTTCTTCTATATACTTTAATATTTTTTTGTGTATGTCGATAGGAACAATAATTTTACCGTGAAATACGCGTACAGTAAACAAGTTATAAGTATTCATCATCTGAGCATTAACCAAGATGTTAAGATATATTTTTCCCCTGATAAAGGTGGATTGCCTCTATGAACATAGGGAAACCCAGCAGGCCAAATAACTATTCTACCTGTTTTTGGTTTTACTCTTTTAGAAAAATGTAAGAATTCTGTTTCACCACCGTCTTCAACATCATTTAAATAAATAGAAAAAACAAAAGCTCTTGCTTCGTTATCAAATCCTTTATTGTGCTCTAGATGCCAGATGTGATACCCTTCAGTAGGAAGAGTTTTTTGTAATTTTAATTGAGTAAAATGAAAATCATTTCCATATGCTTCATTAGCCCCAGTAATTTCTGTGTAATGTTTCCAAGCCATATCAAAGTTAAACATCATTGGTTTTAATGTTTCCCACCAAACATCTATATTGGCTGCACCTGTAAACAATTGAGCATCTTGTTTATTTAAAATACTTGCTTGTTCAGAACCTATTCTACTTAAGGTATGTTTTAATTTAGTTTCATCCTCGTATAATTTAATAGCTTTATTACATTCTTGGGGAGTAATATAATTATCATACACACCAATAAAATTTTTAATGCTAACAGTTTTTTCTTTCATCTTATTCTCCATAATTAATTATTAATATCATGAAATAAACATTTGTACAGAGATGCGAGGCATAAGTGGACTTAAAACAGGGTTGACTTTATGATCTATGGGCGACTTTAGTATTACTAAAGAGTTACCTCTTACAGGTATATAACCATGACCATTACCAGAAGTAAACATTAATTCTCCACCAAACTGCGTATTCCATCTATGGTTCACATAATACGTAGCTCCATAGGTCCAATCACCATCATCGTGCCAATTTATACCAGCTCCCTTTTCCATGTAATGAATAGTTGTAGTCATCTTTTTTACTTTCAATTGATAAAATTGATTATAACGAGTTAATGTTTTTAATTTTTCAAATGGAGGGTAGTTAGAAACTTCGACTCTTTTAGGTGGAATTATATTAGTTATTAAATCTTCCGACCATATTCCTTTAGAAGAAATTAAATTTATTTTCTTACGTTCTTTTATAATGGCTTTATGAATACCTTTATAAGTTTCATCATCTAGAAAATTGTCGATATAATATAATTGATTGGGTATGTGATATACTAATTTCATCCGTGTAAAAAACAATTTATGCAATAACGTGTTCCTTTGGTTACAGGGTCAGTTCCATGTATCCAAATAGGTTCTGCAGGAAAAATCATAGCGTCCCCTGTTTTAAAAGATTCTTTTATTTGACCGTTAAAAAATCTAAACTCTCCGCCTTCGTAATCTTCATTTAAATTTAATGTACAAGAAGCTCTTTCTGTTTTACCCGCATCAGTATGATCTTTAATTAATTGACCTTCTTCATATTTTATTATTCTAATGTTCCTACTAGATTTAATTAAGTAATCATTAAACGTAGGTCCAATCTTTGTTGATTTAATATACATAACATAATTTGTAATCATAATGTTTATATATTGTTGAGCTGTTTTTAAAGCATAAGAAATGTCTTCGTTAGGATTGTCTATGCAAGATAAATTTAAACACATAAAGTTATCATGTTCTATTTTACTTGATTTGTATTTATAGCTTCCTTCTGTACCTGTTAAATCAGGGTATTTTTTATATATTTCTATAAGTTTATCGCAAACATTTTTAGGAACTAATCCTTTAATTTTATATTTTAAATCTGATATTTTATGGTCGTATGTCATAGTGTTAACCATTCTCTTTCATCAAAAGCGCTTTTATGTTCTACGATGGGAAAACTGCAACTTAATCTTTTGTCTGATAAAGGTATTATTCTATGATCCGTATGGCTAGGAATAAAAACATATTCTCCAGGATTCATTATCCTAGTTACTTTAGAATCATTCCAAACTTCAACTTTAATTTTACCTTCACATAAAACAATAAAATTATTAGATGAGTCATGATGTTTATTAAACCCCATGACGTTTCTTTTAAAAGAAAAAAAGATATGACAATCTACAGGTCTGTTAAATATTTTTTCCAACTGTTTACAATTATTATTTATTTTTTTATTAACTCTGCCGCAATCACGTATATATACTACGTCTTTTTTTATTACTTCTTTTATAACAGATACAGGTACCGATGTTTTATCAGTTTGCCATTCATAACTTAACCACGAATAATCTTTCTTTTCTGTTGGAATAAATCGTTTAGTATTAACAAAAGGTCTTAAATTAAGCAAACCTTCTAATTCTTTAAAAGAAAAAATATTTTTATTGCTTTTACCAAAATGAAATTTTTTTAATTTTAAACTTTCTTTATTCATTTATTATATCTCTTTTGCCAAAAAACCCAATAGATGCAATAATTCTAGGACTCATACCTATTACTTTATGTTTAACTCCTGAGGGTATAAAAATCATATCTCCTTCGTTGATATGATAATCTTTGTCTTCAGTATCAAAAACTCTGTATATAGTTTTTCCTTTTAACCCAAGAATAAATACATCTTCTTCGTCAATATGAGCACTTCCAACTAAGGATACAAGACTAAAAAATAAATCTATTTCGTCTCGTGGATCTCTTTTATATCTAAATAGCTTTGTTAAAAAATCAAAAAATGTTTTAAATTCTTTTAAAGTATTACTTACTTTGAATGCTTGAAATACTTCTCTTAGATTGCCCGCGGCTGTTTTTTGAATAACTCTTAAATCATTTTCTTCCATTAATTTACTTATTAAATTAAAGTCATAATTTCTTTCAAGAGACACAAAATTTTTAATTAAACAAATTTTATTTTCTCTTATTAAAGTTATTTGGTCTTTGTTAATAAGCATTATATTGCACCTAAAATATTTAAACTAAATCTATTAAAATCTTTCTTTGGAGCCACTCCTCTGTGATATATTATACTTGGATACATCAAGGCTTTTGATTCAATTGATTTATAAAACTTAACTTCGTTATTTATTTTAATTTCTGTTCCCCCGTCATTATCATGAATATTATATAAAATACTATATTCATTATCTCCATCAGCGTCTCTGTGAAATTTCATCTCACTTCCTGGATGATACCAGTTCCAATAGATTCTATTTACTTGTTTAAGCTTAGTAAATGTATTTTTATTTACCATGTCAAAAACAGTATATGCATATGTATTTAATACATCATTGGGACAATAAGAGCTGTTAGGAGCAGTATTAAATGTGCTTAAAATAAAACCCGCATCTGGTCTATTTAAACTAGGTCCTCTATATTCTATAGCATTTTGCCAAGCAGCTAATTTAAAAAGAACTTCAATTATTCTTTTATTAGTATCACTTGGTATACCTGTTTCAATTTCCTGTATCATTTTGTTGAATTTTCAACCTTTCATTCTCTATAAAACTATTATATAACCTATTATATGCTACAAAAATTAAACTTCAAGCCAGGATTTAACAAGCAGGCCACAGAATCAGGGGCCGAAGGTCAATGGACAGATGGGGATTTTGTTAGATTTAGATATGGATTACCAGAAAAAATAGGTGGGTGGAATCAATTAACCGCTGCACAAGAAACTTTACCAGGGCCCGCAAGAGCTCAACATGCTTTTACTAGTTTAGCGGGAGAAAAATATACAGCAATTGGAACAAGTAAAGGTTTATTTCTTTTTTATGGAGATGCGTGGTTTGACATTACTCCACTAGATACCGCAATTACAGGATTTACAATTACAACTACAAATGGTTCTAATACAGTTAGATTCAACAAAGCTTCTCATGGTTTAACTTTAGGAGAATATATTGTTGTAACAGCCGTAACAGTTACAGGTGCTTCTACTTATACCGCATCTGATTTACAACAAACTTACGAAATTATAAATGTTGATAGTGGTGGTGATTGGTTAGAAGTACAAGCATCTAGTAATGAAGGTGGAGCGGGTATGACTGCCGCAGGTGCAGCTACTCTTACTCCCTATGTAACAGTTGGACCCACTACTCAAACACTTGGTTATGGATGGGGAACTTCAACATGGGGCGCTTCAACATGGGGAACAGCTAGAACAACAAGTTCAGTGGTTCTGGATCCAGGAAACTGGAGTCTTGATAACTACGGTCAAGTTTTAGTTGCTACAATATTTAATGGAAAAACTTTTACGTGGGATGCAGGAGCTACGACTCCTCGAGCAAATAGAGCATCTACAACAACTAGTGGATATCAAACTACTAACAATCCAACAGCCTCTATCATGACTGTGGTTTCAGATAGAGACAGACATTTATTTCATTTAGGAACTGAAACCACTATTGGTGATACCACTACTCAAGATCCAATGTTTATTAGATTCTCTAACCAAGAAGATTTAAATACTTATGCTCCAACTGCAACTAATACTGCAGGAACTTTTAGATTAGATAACGGAAATGAAATTAGAGCAGCTGTAACAGGTAAAGATTATCTTTTAATTTTAACTGATACCGCAGCTTACTTAGCTCAGTTTGTTGGTCCACCTTTTACATTTAGTATTAAGTTAGTTGGAACTAACTGCGGATGCATAGGTCAACATGCGGCAGTAGCAGCAGATGGTGCTGTGTATTGGATGGGTGATGCAGGTGGATTTTTTAAATTTGACGGTACGGTTAAATATTTACCTTGTTTAGTTGAAGATTTTGTTTTTAACGATAATGGAGATAACTTAGGAATTAATTATTCATCTAGTAGACTAGTCGCTGCAGGGCATAATAATTTATATAATGAAATAAATTGGTTTTATCCTAAAAATGGTAGTACTCAAATTGACAGATGTGTTACATTTAATTATGGAGAAAACGTTTGGACTACAAGCTCTCTTGATAGAACAACATGGATAGATGCACAAGTATTTAGCAATCCCTACGCAACTGATTATACATCTACAGCTACCCCTGTATTTCCAACTATTTTAGGAATTACAAATAAATATGGAGCAACTATTTATTACTCTCATGAAGAAGGAACTGATCAAGTTAATAGCTCAGGGACTACTTCTATTAATGCATTCATTAGATCTGGAGATTACGATATTACCACAAGAAAAAATATGATGGGACAAGGAACTGGCGTGGCAGACTTTAGAGGAGATGGAGAATACTTTATGTCAGTTAGAAGATTTTTACCTGATTTTAAATATTTATCTGGTAACGCTAAGATTACTTTATTTGTAAGTTCTTACCCAGATTCTACTCCTGTAAGTTCTCCACTAGGACCCTTTACAATAACTACAACTACTGATAAGATAGATACTAGAGCCAGAGGAAGATTGGTTTCACTTAACATTGCTAACGACGCTACAGGCGAAACGTGGCGATATGGCACATTAAGATTAGACGCACAAGCAGACGGAAGAAGATAATGACTGTAGATAAAAGAATCAATTATGAAATGCAGGGTGATGAAAAGCCAGCAAGAAATTATTTAGGCAAACAAAAAACTGTAACAGTACCTGTTAAATGGCAATCAAATCCTAAAGCCCCTCCTACAGAATTAGCTTATATTACCAAAGCAGAAAAAGATTTATTAGTTAAAAAAGATTTACACGGCTCGTTAAAGAATGGTCCTAATACGGGTCCATCAGGAATTGTGTCTTTAGACTCTCAAGGAGATTATACTAGAGATTTTAGTCCTGCAGGAAAAGCTCCAGGCCAGAGTCCTCAGCATTCTGATTATATGAATAAACAAATTCAAAAAGCTCATAATCAAAGGATGAAAGATTTTTATACAGGAAATCTTTCCCGTAACGATCCGATGATGCATTCAACAAGTGCACCTGGTCCAAGAACTAGACAATATTCTAATCTACCAGAAATTATAACGATGCCTGACGGTAGAACTAGATATGTTGGTTCTGCTTATAAAAGCTATGGTCAACCAAGTTTTTTTGGAAATTTATTTAGTAGAGGAGCACCTGGATATAGAGGGATAGAAGGTTTATCTGCTTTTGGTATACCTACATTTCAAACAAAAAAACGTGATGATGGCACTGAATATTATTATACCGAAGATGAAAACTTTGGAGAAACTAAAGGTGCGCTGCCTTTTGGAATAATGGGGATTATTGCAAATGCAATAAACAAATTTAGAAAACCTAGAGACATGTCTGAATTTAATAAATTAAGTTTAACTGCACCTGCAGATCAAAAAGTTTACATACCTGAAGGAATGGATGTTCCTATGGCCACTATGTCAGATGCGCTATTCCGTGGAGCAGGCACAATTGGTGGGGTACCAATTAGTCCATTTCCT